TGGCCCGGCGGCGCATAAACCTGATGGGGCGTCGTCTAGTGGTAAGGCACGCGGCCCTAACCCGCAGGTCGAAGGTTCGATTCCTTCCGCCCCCGCCACCTACGTTGACGACGCAACCGGCGTCGAAGTGCCCGAGGCATACTGGCCCGGGGATCCTTTGGAGAATGCGTGATGCCCTTCGGATTCGATACCTCGCGGCCTGACACTGGGCACCCGATCGGCGATCGCTTGCTGCCCGGAACGAGCTGGGGCCAACGCCTGTTCAATCTGGCGGCGCGAGGCGGCGCGTCATTCCTCGGGGGCCCGGGGCTCGCCCATGCGGTGTAGAGGGGGCTGAACGCCTGGGACAACCGCCATAATCACAGCATGGATCAGTACGCGACCGGCAACGTGCAATTCCCAAGCTACCAAGCGCCTGGACTACCTCCGCTCAACGCGCCCGACTTCAATATCAACACGGGCGATCCGAGCAGCTACTACAACCCTGCGCCTTCGACATCGGGCGGCGCCAACTGGCAGAACGGCTACGGCGCAGGCGGTGGCTATTCGCAGGGTGGCGGTGGCGTCATCGACCCCGTGTCGCTCAATCCCGGCAACGGGTATCAGCAATCCCCGGACTTCGGTGGCCTGCACTCGCCCGACTTCACGATCCACACAGGCGGCAACACGGGCGGTATGACGCCGAGCACCACGGGCGGCCTCACGCCTCCTAGCTACACGCCACCGGATTGGTCAACGTACCTCAATGCGCCGGATCTGACGATCAAAACGGACAACAGCGGCGGCAACGGTGGTGGCAATAGCGCGGGCCACTCCACGGGCAACACGGGCGGCATGAGCCACGGTTCCGGCGGAGGCGGCATGTATACCAGCGGCACGCTCAGTGGCGGCTATGCGGTCGATCCGTCGCAGTGGGGCGCGTTCGGCATCGGCGGCGACAGCGGCCCAGCGAACGGGGGCATTGGCGCTGGCTACGCGCTGCAACTGCTGAGCGGCGGCATGCATGAAGGCGGTGGCTTCGGGCAGGGCGCCAACTTCCTCGCCGGCCGTCGTGTACCGCGCGGCGTCCCACCTCGAACGGGTGGCGGCGGACAGGTGACTGGCGGATGAGCAACGGCGGCAAGGGTGACGACCGTCGCCCGCAATTCGCAGATGACGCGATCGTGACGGCCAATTGGGCGCGCATCGCAGGCCACGCAGACGGTTGCACGGTGACAAGAGAGTGGAAGCCCGGCATGACGTGCTGTGCCAGCCGCAACGGGGCCAAGTCGGAAGACAGCCCCAATTCTTTAGGGAACGACAATGGCCAATCCAGAGAACCTGGAAGCCAGGAAAGGTCGAGGGCGGCCTAAGGGCTCGCCGAACAAGGTCAGCAAGGAAGCGAAGGAAGTCATCGCTGCTGCGGCCGAAAAGTTGGGCGGCCTCGAGCGCTTGGTGGACTGGGCGAAGGCTGACCCGCAGAACGAGAAGGCCTTCTGGGCGACGATCTACCCGAAGCTGCTGCCGCTCACGGTGGCAGGCGATCCGAGCAATCCGCTGAAGACCTCGCTGGAAGTGCGCTTTGTCGATTGAGCTGCCCGGCAAGCTGCGCGGACTGTTCAAGCCGCACCGCTACAAGGTGGCCTATGGCGGCCGCGGCGGTGGCAAGTCCTGGGCCTTCGCGCGGGCGCTGCTGATCCTCGGGTCGAAGCAGCCGCTGCGCATCCTGTGCACCCGCGAGGTACAGAAGTCGATCCGCGACTCGGTCCACAAGCTGCTGAGCGACCAGGTGCAGGCGCTGGGGCTGGGCGAGTTCTACGAAGTCCAGCAGACGACGCTGAAGGGCAAGAACGGCACGGAGTTCCTGTTCTCCGGCCTGTCGGATCAGACGGCCGAGAGCATCAAGTCGTACGAGTCGATCGACCTGTGCTGGGTCGAAGAGGCGCAGGCGGTCACCAAGCGCAGCTGGGACATCCTGATCCCGACGATCCGCAAGGGCGGGTCGGAAATCTGGATCACGTTCAACCCGGAGTTGGACACGGACGAGACCTATGTCCGGTTCGTGGCCAATCCGCCGCCCGATGCGTTGGTCGTGCGGATGAACTACAGCGACAACCCGTGGCATGGCGAGGTGCTCGAGAAGGAGCGCGAACACGCCAAGGCCACGATGCTGACGGCCGACTACGAGAACATCTGGGAAGGCAAGTGCAAGCCCGCCGTCACGGGCGCGATCTACGCGGGCGAGGTGGCCGAGGCCATCGCCGCCAACCGGATCGGCGGGAACGTGCCGTACGACCCGGCGTTGAAGGTGCATGTGATCTTCGACCTGGGCTGGAACGACAAGATGGCGCTGATCCTCGCCCAGAAGCAGGTGAGCGAGCTGCGAGTGATCGGCTACATCGAGGACTCGCAGAAGACGCTGGATTGGTACAGCGCCGAACTGAAGGCCAAGCGCTGGAATTGGGGCACGCTGTACCTGCCACACGACGGCGAGCACAAGGACTACAAGACCGGCAAGTCCGCGCAGGAGATTCTGCAGGCGCTGGGCTGGACGGTGGACATCGTGCCGAACGCGCAGGTGGAGCAGGGCATCCGCATCGCCCGCATGGCGTTCCCGCGGGTGTGGTTCGACAAGGGCTGCGATCGGCTGGTGCAGTGCCTGCGCCGCTATCGGCGCGGGGTGCCCACGACAACGGGCGAGCCGGGGAACCCGGTGCATGACGAATGGAGCCACGGCGCGGATGCGTTCCGTTACCTGTGCCTTGTGGCCGACCGCATGAGCAACGAGAGCTTCGGCGTCAAGCTGGAATATCGCAGCATGGGCGTTGTTTAACAGGATGAGACTGTGACCTAGACCGACGACCTGCTGGACGACCAGCCCGCACCTGCCGGCATGACCGATGCCGAGCTGTGCACGCTGATCGACCGCGAATCCAAGGCCAGCATCGGCGTCGAGGACTTTTATGCCCGCGACCGTGAGAAGGCGCTGGCCTTCTACATGGGCGAGGCCAAGGGCGAGCTGGCACCGCCGGACATTGACGGCCGTTCGCGTGTCGTGTCGAAGACGCTGATGGATACGGTCGAGTGGGCCATGCCGTGCCTGATGCGGATGTTTGCGCAGGACGACGTGATCCGCTTTGAGCCGGACCATCCGGACGACGACCAGCACGTCGAGGATGCGTCCGATTACATCGCGCACCTGTTCTACCGCAAGAACAACGGCTTCACGACGCTGCACGACGCCATCAAGTCGGCGCTGCTGTTCCGCATGGGCGTGGTCAAGGTCTACTGTGACCACCGCTGGGAGCATCGGCAGGAGGAATACCGCGGCCTGTCGCAGGTGGAGGTGCAGGCGCTGCAGCAGGACGGCGCGATCGAGGTGCTGTCGGTTGAACAGGACGGCGAACTCCCGCCCGAGCTACTGATGCCAGGCATGCCGCCGGAGATGGCGCAGACCTTCACGGTCATCGCCCGCCGCTCGCAGCAACACAAGGAGTTCAAGTGCGAGGGCGTTCCGCCGGAGGAAATCCGGATCGCCCGTGACTGCCGCAGTATCGAGGACGTGCGGTACATCGCGCATGTGGTGCAGCGCACGAAGTCCGACCTGTTGTCGGAGGGCTGGCCGAAGGAAGAAATCGACCGCCTGAACTCGGACAGCACGTCCGAGGGGGATAACGAGCGCTACGACCGCCACAAGTACGACGGCGGCGGCGTTCCGGCTCCACTGGACGAGGGCGACGACAGCCAGGAGAAGCTGACCGTTACCGAGGCCTACGTGCGCGTGGACTTCGACGGCGACGGCATCGCCGAATACCGCCGCATCCTCAAGGCCGGCGACTACATCCACGAGAACGAGGTCACCGACGACCATCCGTTCGCCCTGTTTACCCCGATCCTGATGCCTTACAAGGTCATCGGCCTGTCGTTCTACGACCTGGTCGAGGACTTGCAGCGCATCTTTACGGCGCTGGACCGGCAGCTGCTGGACAACGCCTACCTCGCCAACAACCCGCGCACTGCTGTCGTTGACGGGCAGGTCAATCTGGATGACCTGCTGAATCCGCGACCGGGCGGCCTGGTGCGGATGAAGTCGCTGGAATCGACCCGCGTCGAGGCGACGCCCTTTGTGGGCAATCAGATCCTCGCTGTGCGCCAGCACTTCGGCCAGGTGCACGACACGCGTTCCGGTGTGACCGAGATGAACTCGGCACTCAACTCCGAATCGCTGGCCAAGGGCAACATCGGCAGCGAGGGCGTTGCCAACCTCATCACGCAGGGCCAGCAGCGCCTGGAGTTGGTGGCGCGCGTGCTGGCCGAGGGTGGTGTCAAGCGCATGTGGCTGCTGCTGCTGAGGAATGTCACGCAGTACCAGGACCGGCCGGCGCAGCTGAAGATCAACGGGCGCTGGCTGCAGATCGACCCGCGCGCGTGGAAGAACCGCTATGACATGACGCTCTCCGTGGGTGTCGGCACGGCGGGCCGGATGCAGAAGCTGCAGGGCCTGCAACTGATCGGCGCTGCGCAGGAAAAGCTGTTCGAAGTCGGCGCGGTGTCCCCGGAAAACGCCTACAACCTCGGCTGCGACGTGGCCAAGGCGTCGGGCGAGCGGCAGACCGACCGCTATTTCACCAAGCCCGATCCGAACAACCCGCCGAACCAAGGCCCGCCCGAAGCGGTGCAGGTCGAGCAGGTCCGCCAGCAGGGCGCGATGCAGTTGGCGCAGGTCAAGGCGCAGGACGACGCGCACGCTCGCCAAGTGCAAGCTCAGGTGGATATCGAGGTCGAACAGGCCAAGCAGCAGGCCCAGGCGGCGCAGAACGCCCATCAGAACGAGCTGGAAGCCGAGCGTGAGCGCTTGAAGCTGCAGAACGAGATGGCGCTCGAGCAGTTCAAGGTCGAGAAGCAGATGGAGTTGGAAGTGGCCAAGGCGCACATCCAGCAGCAGACCGCGATCGAAGTGGCCCGCATCAACGCCGAGGCCAAGATCGCCAGCGCGAAGACGATGGGCGCCAAGGATTCCAGCACGGCGGACGCCAGCGAGCAGTACCAGGAGACGCACGAGCAATGACCCGCGACGAGGCCATCACCCAAATGGCGGCCGTGCTTCAGGCCAAGCACATGGCGAACGTGGAGCAGGCGACCGTAACCGTCTCCGCGCTCGGCGGCACCTTCACTCCGCCGCCGATGCCTGATTTCGTGGCGCAGGCGACCCAGATGATCGACGACCAGGCCGCGGAACTGGCCTACGGAACGATCGTGGCGAGCCTCAATGTCTGATCAGACCGAACGCGACATTCAGCGCGGTGAGCGCGCCCAGTTGCTGCTCCGCGATGAGCTGCTGGTCGAAGCTTTCCAGATCATCGAACAGGACATTTTCGAAAAATGGCAAAACAGCCCAGCACGCGACGAAAAGGGCCGCGAAACCCTATACCTGCAGCAGATCCTGTTGCGCCGCCTGCAAGCGCAGTTGGAGCTGGTGGTGCACACCGGCCAGGTGGCGAAGGCGACGCTGGCGCAGCGGGTGAAGCAAGCCCTACGCGGCTGACATGGGCAGAAATGGCCGCATGGGTGGATGCGTTGGCAGTGCGTGAGCGGCATGACGCGCTGCCGTGCCGGATCACCTTTCCCGGCCATGCGCCCGCGGTGCATCACGGGCCGTTCTACGGCGCTCCGGTGGTCGCGGGCGACGCGGTCAGCGTCCTGATGTCGGACGGCCGCACGATTTCGCCCTGACGGGCATACAAGGCGGGAGCCGAAAGGCCAACCCGAGCAGTGATGAGTGAAGAAATGAGCCAACCGGAAACGGAGCTTGCCGGCGACGCCGAGGCGATGGCCCTCCTGGCCGCCAAGCGTCAGCC